GTTTTGCAAGGGCTACGGCTAGAGAAACAGCGAAACTATATGAATTAGAATACAAGAACGAAACAACCTAGAGAGGGGTGTTTTTATATATCTATTAGGAGGTGGTTCAGTGAGTGAGTAAGTTAACAACAAAACAAGAAATATTTGTCCAACAACTAGTCGCTGGACAATCTCAAAGGCAAGCGTATAGAAAAGCTTTTCCTAGTTCCGAAAAGTGGAAAGATAGCGCTGTTGATAGTAATGCCTCTGCATTGCTCCAAAATGCTAAGGTTTTACAAAGGTATCGAGAGCTATTAAAACAATTCTCAAATATGGCGCTGTGGTCTAGGGAACAAGCGTTTAATGAATATGAGTGGCTCAAGAACAAAGCTAAAGCGAGTATAGAGAGTGAAGGAATAAGGCAAGCTAATTCCAATGCTTTCCTTGCATCGCTAGAAGGCATGAATAATATGTCCTTTAATGATTTAGAGTTAGCAGATAAGAAACTGAAACTTGAAATCGAGAAACTCCAATCGCAAATTGAAGGAGATAGCGAACAAGATGACAAACTGATAGATTTTGCTAAGGCTTTAAGAGGTGCTTTTGATGACGAATAAATTCACCCCTAAACAAGAGCAAGTACTTAAGCGAGTATTGAATGATGATTTCTTTATTTGTGGCCTGCATGGTGCAAAGCGGTCGGGTAAAACTGTTCTAAATAACATAGTTTTTATGAATGAGATCGCACGAGTGAGAGAGACAGCAGATAGATTAAACATTGATGAACCGATGTACATCTTAGCTGGAACGTCTTCAACATCGATACAAAACAACATCATTCAAGAACTATATAACATGTTTGATATTGAACCGAAATACGATAAGCACGGAGCTTTTACTCTTTGCGGTGTTAAGGTGATTCAAGTTTATACAGGATCAATTTCTGGATTAAAGCGTGCTCGTGGGTTTACTGCATTTGGTGCTTACATAAACGAGGCATCTCTTGCAAACGAACAAGTGTTCAAAGAAATCATCTCACGTTGTTCTGGAGAAGGAGCACGGATTGTTTGGGATAGTAACCCCGACATTCCAACACACTGGCTCAGACGGGATTATATAAACTCTGGTGACGATATGATTATAGACTTTCATTTTAAACTAGATGACAATACATTTATGTCTGAAAGATATCGCGATAATATCAAGAACGCTACTCCAGACGGTGTATTTTACGATAGAGACATCCTAGGTATGTGGGTAACTGGTGAGGGCGTTGTTTATCGTGATTTCAGTGAAGACATGTTTGTGGATAGCGTTCCAGAAAATATCACTAAGATATACGCTGGCGTTGACTGGGGTTATGACCACTATGGTTCTATCGTAGTTATAGGAGAAACTCCAGACGGTGACATTTATCTGTTAGAAGAACATGCGTATCAGTACAAAGAGATAGACTTTTGGGTTGATGTTGCTAAGAATATCAAGGAACGATACGGAGATATTACTTTCTGGGCAGATAGCGCAAGGCCTGAGCACGTTGCTAGATTTCAAAGAGAGAGATTAAGAACATTTAACGCCAATAAATCGGTTTTATCTGGTATTGAAGAAGTCGCTAAGCTGATGAAAGCTGGGCGTTTTTTTGTTGTGTCAAACAAGGTCAGCAAGTTCAAAGATGAAATTTACCAGTACATCTGGAATGAAAAGACAGGCGAACCAGTAAAAGAGAATGATGACGTGCTAGACGCGGTTCGTTATGCGATTTACTCACAACATTCTGGTATAGGAAGTAAAATCAAAATGTTAAAAGGAGGATTTTAAATTTGGCAAAAGTTTTTGTTAACAAACGAAAAGTTATTACAACAACAAGTGATGTGGTAACCGAAGAAGTCGTTACTGAAGCAATTAGGCTTCACATGAGTAAGCTAGTTAAGAATTATGTTGAAAGCGAGGATATGTATCTCTCTCAGCACGAAGTTTTGAAAATGGCAAAAAAAGATAGCTGGAAACCCGACAATAGATTGGTGTTTAATTATGCGAAGTACATTGTCGATACATTCACAGGCTATCAAATCGGTGTGCCAGTTAAGATTAAACATGACGACGAAAACGTAAACGATTTTGTCGCAGATTTTCGTAAAATCAATGACATGGAAGATTCAGAGTTCGAGCTTGCGAAAATGTCTAGCGTGTTTGGACATGCGTTTATCTATGTTTATCAAGACGAGTTCAAGCAAACAAGAGCGACGTATAACAGCCCTATCAATATGTTCATCGTTCATGATAACAGTATTGAAGAGCGTCCATTGTTCGCAGTTAGATATACGTTTAATGAAAACAATCAAACAGGAGTCGGACAGGTTATCACAAATGATGAATTGATTGACGCTACATTCACGACTGGAGGCTCGGTCAGATTTGGCGAGCGTACTCAGCACATCTACAGCTCACTCCCAGTGGTTGAAGTGATTGAGAATGAAGAACGTCAAAGTATTTTCGAGAGCGTTAAAACTCTAATCAACGCATTAAATAAGGCAGGAAGTGAGAAAGCGAATGATGTAGATTATTTCGCGGACGCTTACTTGAAAGTGCTGGGAGTCGAATTACAAGGTGAAGACGCTAGTCAAATTAGAGAAAACAGGATTTTTAATCTTTGGAAGAATGGTGACGGGCCTTTACCTGATGTTGCTTTCCTTGAGAAACCAAGTTCAGATACGACACAAGAAAATCTTATTAGCTTGTTAAAAGAGTCAATCTTTGCAATCTCAATGGTTGCTAACATGTCCGAATCTGAGTTTGGGAACTCATCTGGTACTGCCCTTGCTTTCAAACTGCAAGCGATGGATAACCTTGCTCGAATGAAGGACAGAAAACTTCAATCTGCATTCAACCGCTTGTATCAAATCGTGTTTAGTGTGCCTTTAACGACTGTTTATGAGGACGCATGGATAGGATTGACTTACACGTTTACTAGAAATGTACCAAGAAACATTCTGGAAGAAGCTCAGATTGTCGGGCAGTTATCTGGGCAAGTGTCAGAGGAAACCAAGTTATCTGTTCTATCTATCATTGATGATCCTCAAAAAGAAATCGAAAGAATGGAAAAAGAAGAAGAAGCTATGGGCGACCTTGAAACACGTCTAGAAAAACAAAAAATCTACTCAGACTCAGAATTGAGCGAAAGCAAGAAGGTTATAGCCGATGTTGAATAACGAATACTGGGAAGGTAGATACCGTGCCGAGGAAAAGGCAAGGGAGCTGGCGGATAAGAGGGTAGCCTTCCAATTACAGGGAGTCTACCAACAACACGCCAACAATATTCAAAAAGAAATCGATAGCTTTTGGCAAAAGTACGCTGATAGTGAAGGCATCACAAAGTTAGAAGCTAAACAACGAGCAGATAGGCTTGATATGATTAATGTCGAGTTTAAAGCTAAGCAGTTAGTCGAGCGCGCTAATCGTTTAAGGAAACGTGGTCAGAAAGTAACAAGCAAGGATTTTACAAGAGCGGAAAATGACTTGATGAGATTGTATAACTTGAAGATGAAAACAAGTCGTCTTGAAGTGTTGCAAGCGAATATCAAGCTTCATCAGTATGATTTAGCCTTGAGTGAGTTTGAAATCATTGATAAGCACTTGATTGAATCAATCAGACGTGAAAATCTGTTTAGTGCTGGTGTTTTGAATATGACACTCGGAAGTTTTGAATCTTCAAAAATATCTGCTGACTCTATCGTGTATGCCAATTTCGAAGACGCAACGTGGTCGTCTAGGGTTTGGGAAAGACAGAACGAATTGAGAGCGATTGTTAAAAAAGGCGTTGCTGATACCGTTTTGAGAGGTAAAGGAACAAACGTTCTGATTAACAATCTTAGGAAAGAATTTGATGTCTCGTATGGCTAAGCAACGCGCTTTCGTAGTAGGAAATGATGTCAGAGTTAAGACAAAGAAATTGAATAGAACGGTTCTTGATTTTTGGGTGCAAGATAACACCAAGAAAATGAGAGATACTGTTTTCAATGTCCAATCAAGCCTTAAGGAATTAAATGATTTTTCAATCCCAACAGTTGTTTTTCTGAAAAAATCAAGGCTTCCTGGTTTTGATGGGTATGATTACAAACAGGATATTCTATTTGTGAGTGATGCTCTTCATTCGGAAATAGAATTTGCTAAAGTTCTATCTGATAATTATTTTGCTGCTCAAAACATTAAAGATACCATGGTTCATGAACTAACGCATAAAAAACATTGGGATTCTGCTAAAGCATTTTACAAAGCAAATAAAAAAGCGCTATAATAATATTGAACAAGCGATGACTGCGTTGAATTCAGATTTAGTTACTTATGTAAAACAACAACAATCTATAGATCGCGGTTACTTAAAAAATATTAGCTTGAACGCGTACAACGCCTTTATGTATCACAACAATATCAATGAACTAGTTGCAGAAGTTGGGGTTATTGGAGACGATGTAATTGATAAAATATTACTACAAAAGGTAAAGGAGGTATTGAGATGGAAGTAATGGCTGTTCCAAACAAAGAATTGTTAATTTTTTATAATCAAATTGACGAGTGGGTTGACCGAGTTTATCCAGATCAAGATAAGCCTCTTGTATCTTTTAAACAAGGTACTCCTAAGTCTATTTTGGATTTGTTCGATACTATTAAATCTAAAATTGGTTTTGATTACGCAGTATAGTATAAAACAATTAAGCACCTAGAGAAATCTAAGTGCTTTTTTGATGCTCAAAACTTTAAAAATAGAAATCTAACCGTATGGAATCCCGTACGGTTTTTTTATTGTCCGAACTTTGACGACGTTAAAAGCCAAGGATATCAGTCCACTCGGACTTAAAAAGGAGGGCCTGAAATGGCAGAAGAAGTAAAAGAAGATGTATTGGAAATCGAAAAGGAAACAGTCGACAATTCTGAAACGGTTGAAGATGCACCGAAAACATTCACGCAAAGCGAAGTTGATGAGCTAATCAAAAAACGCTTAGCTAAGCAAGAAAAGTCATTCGATAAACGAATGCAAGAAAAACTTGATGAAGCCGAAAAGCTACGTGCGATGAACGAAAGCCAAAAAGCAGAGTATGAACAAGAAAAACAAAGAGCATACATTGCTGAACTTGAAGCTAAAATCAATCGTAGTGGACTAGAGCGAGAAGCCTCAAAAATGCTTTCTGGGGGCGGTATTGTTGTAGATGATAAAATCCTAGGTCTTGTTGTCAAAGATACCGCAGAGAAAACGCAAGAGGCTGTAGAGAGCTTTGTAGCCTTGGTGAATGACTTAGACGATAAGAAAGTCGGTGAGAAACTAAAAGGTAAGACACCGAAGAAGATGGAAGACACTTCGGCTGGTGAGATTACCAAAGAACAATTCAACAAAATGGGGTATCAAAGTAGAAATGAATTACTGCAAAATAACCCCGAACTATACCATAAATTGAAAGGATAATAGATAAATGACACAAACTAAAATTGAACAATTAGTAAACCCTGAAGTTATGGCTGACATGGTTTCAGCTAAATTACCAAAAATGATTAAATTTACACCGCTTGCTTACGTTGAGCGTGAGCTTGTTGGACAACCAGGAAACACTGTTACAGTTCCAAAGTGGGTATACTCTGGAGACGCTAAAGATATTGCGGAAGGCGAAGCAATCACCCCTGACCAATTAACTACTGATAAGTCTACAATGACTATTAAAAAAGCGGGTAAAGGTATTGAATTAACAGACGAGGCGGTTCTTTCTGGTTACGGAGACCCAATCGGTCAAGCTACTCATCAAATCGCTTTAGCTATTGCGAATAAAGTAGACAATGACTTAGTTGAAGCGGTATAATAGTGTCGAACAAGCAATGTCTGAATTGAATTCCCCATTAGTATCGTATGTCAAGGAACAATTGAAACATGACTATAATTATCTTTATAGCATTAGCGATAATGCAGCTATTGCATTTTACAACAATAACATCAATGAGCTGGTTGCTGAAGTCGGGGTATTGGGAGATAAGGTTACAGACACAAATCTGTTAAATAAAGTCAAGGAGGTTCTATCATGGAAGTAATGGCTATGCCTGGTAAAGAAGTTTTGATTTTTACAAAACAAATCCGCCACTGGATTGTTGGCGATAAAACTATTTCAGGAAAGAAACAGTTTATCTTCCGTGAAGATACTCCTCCTGAAATTTTAAAACTTTATCAAGATATAAAACCAAAACTTGAATTTGCTTATTAACAATCAAAAGCACCTAGAGAAATCTAAGTGCTTTTTTAGTGCTCAAAAACTTTAAAAATAGAAACCTAACCGTTTATTTTTTTTAAAAGTGTTGACAATATAGCACAAAAGTGCTATTCTATAAATTGTAAGGGAGATACCCTTAACAATAAAGAAAGGAGAAAAATATGAGATCAAAAAAGGTAAAGAAAAAACCACTCAAAAAGAAGAAAACAAAAGTAACGCTTAAAATCAACTTAGTATTCTTCACAATTGAGTGGGGCGAATAGCCTCACTCCTTTACCAAAATTGTATCATATAGTAATAGAAAATGAAAGTGAATTTCAAAATAACTAAACACGCATTTGACTGGAAAGCATTTGTCGCATGGCTTATCTTTATTGGCTTAATAGTATGGTTTATATTTAAGTAGGTGATTATATGAAAGTAGATACGGATAAAATTGAATGGCTCCTTAGTAATGTCACTCAATATCGAATTAATAAAGATACTGGAGTGAATTTATCTATTTTAGGAAGACTAGTCAGAGGTGAGCGTAAAATCGAAAATCTGACTATAAAAACAGGATGCTTGTTAACCGAGTATGCTGATCAGCTTCAAAAACAGGACAATTGAAGACTAAAAAAAGCGGGCTAGTAATAGCTCGCTTTATTTGTACTCTTTTTGTACTCAATTTTATACTATTGTTCGGTTTGGTATGAAACGTAAATATTGATTTCACAACGTTTTGCAACGATAGGAAACGTCATGAAACGTTAAAAAACGTCGCCTAGGGGAGTCGAACCCCTGTTATGAGAACCGGAATCTCATGTGATATCCACTACACTAAGGCGAAC